TTTACTATCGCCCCTTTAGCACCCGTAGGTACTGCATCTAAATCTATTGTTATTTCATCATCATCAGCCAATACACTATCACTTATAACTGCGGGTGTTGTTGCTGTTACACTTGTTTTTTCAGTGGCATCAGTTGTTAATTTAGTACTTAAAATAGTTGAACCATTTTTATTGATATCCACAGTTATACCCGTTGTTGTACCCGCATCTAATAAAGATACTCTAACTTCTGTTAACGTAGCTGCATAATTCATTCTAAAATATCCTTTGGTTGTACCAGTAGTAACATCAGTTGTTAAATCAGAACATGATACTTGCTCAGATTGAGTAAAATTATCAGCATATAAATCACCATTAACAATTAAATTCTCAACATAAGTGGTGTCAACCTGTGTGGTAGTTATATTACTACCCAAGACAAAGGTATTACCATGACCAATATTATTTAATTCTCCACCACCAATGAAACTATACGTCACACCTGATATGGTATTACCATCACCACCACTAATAATTGAATGTGAACTACCTGATATAGTATTATTTTCACCACCACCAATAACTGACCAATCACTATCAGATGCACCTTGACCTATTATACTATTATTATATCCACCACTAATAGTTCCATAATCACTATTACTCAATTGATTATTAGAACCACTACCAATAAATGATGCACTAGAAGTATTATCAATTGTATTATCACTACCACCAGCAATAGTTGATGAACTACCTGATACTGAATTATTTTCACCACCACAAACAGTTGCATTACCACCTACTGTTGAGTCAGCAGTATTATTTTGTCCACCACCAACAGTATCATAATCAGCTAATGCTTTATTATTATATCCACCACTAACAGTTGAAAATCCGAAGTAATAACTACTTACAGTATTATTTTGTCCACCACCAATAGTTAGGTAATTATAATTACCTGATACAGTATTACCTTGTCCACCACCAATAAATGAATAATACGCACTTGCAGTATTAGAATATCCACCTGAAACGGTTGAATAATTACTTGCAATATTATTACTACCACCACCAATGAAACCATGTGTTCCACCTGATATTGCATTACTACTACCACCACCAATAACTGAATCACCAACAGTTACTGTATTATCTTGACCACCACCAACAACTGAATGACTAGCTGATGTATTATCATTTCCACCACCAATAAATGAACTAAAACTTGCAGAATTATTAAACCCACCAGCAACAGTTGAATGGTAATCGCTTGCAGTATTACCATTACCACCACCAACTGTTGAGAATTCACCTGATGCAATATTACCAGCACCACCAGCAACAGTGGGACTGTAAAGACCACTTGCAGTATTACCAGCACCGCCCCCAATGGTTGCGTTATAAGTACCACTTGCCGTATTCATACCACCACCACCAACAACTGAACTAGTACCTGATGCTATATTACCAGAGCCACCACCAATAGTGCTATGAGTTCCACCTGATATTGTATTAGTTTCCCCACCAGAAATAGTTGAATAATCTCTTGATGATGTTATTATATTTAATCTACCACCACTAATAGTTGAAAAAGTATTTGTTGATATTACATTATAACCACCACCACCTATGAATCCATTAGAACCACTTCCATTATTACCTTCACCACCAGATATAGTTGAGTAAGCACCTGATGTAGTGTTAATATATCCACCACTTATCGTTGAACCATAATTTGATGCAGTATTACCTTCTCCACCACCTATACATGTTCCATATCCACCACTTGCAGTATTACCATTACCACCAGCAACGGTAGTATAATACCCGCTTGCTGAATTATTACCCCCACCACCAATAGTTGAACCATTAGTACCTATCGTATAACCATTAGCTTGTGTTGGTACAATCGATGTACCTGAATATTCAAATGCGCCACCGCCACCACCTAAGTAGTTTGCATCACCATATTCTCTTGTAATGGCAGCTTGTATACCACCAGCAGTAACATCTGCTATCGATGTATTTGGAAATGTTACTGTACCACCTGATAATAAAAGATTACCATCAGCATATGTAAATAATGCAGTAGAATCAGTATACCCAGCAAGTATCTCACTACCTATTAATCTAATGTAACCATTATCACTATTATCAAGAAATATATCAGCAAATAAGTTTACATTACCAGTACCATTTGGATTTATCACAACGTTACCGTTAGTGATATTATTAGTTATTATCTTATTATTTAAATCTAAATTACCAGTCGCACCAGTATATGGGAAATATTCTAATGTAATTTCATTTAAAACTGACCTCATTTCAGCGGCAGTATTTAAACCATTATCGGTTATGTTTATTATTTTATTAAGAATTGAATTTAAGGCCATATTATTATTTTTAAGTCTTATTAGTTTGGTGTATCCCAGTCATTATTATTGAAATCCAGAGGGTTAAAATCCCCTACTTTATAAATATCACAATCAGATGAAATAGTTTCATTAATTGTTATCGTGTCTCCAGTTACTGTAGGTTCACCATCACCGCCAATTACATTTATAGTTCCTATGAATTCAGAACCGTCATTTATTTGCTTCACGTAAACCCCACTACAATTACTTGTTACGATAGGTGGTGCGTACTCAGGAGGTCCTGAATAACCTGTATCTGTAATATCCATAGTTGTTACACCAACATTTAAATGTATAGGGTTAACAGTATCAGGAGATGTTGGACTTGGAGCTGTAATATCCATGGAATTACATAGTAATAGAGATGATTTTCTATATTTAAATTTAGAATCCCCATCACCTAGACTAGTGTTCGTAAATTGAAATGAAGAACCCCAAATAGTGGTTGCTGGAACTACTTGCTCTATTAATTCAGTCCAATATGAACCTATTAAATCAACGAATCCATCTATTTTTTCATTACCGAATAAATTACTTGATACCCCACAATGCGCTTCGCTATTTGCATAACGATAATATAACAATTCTATAGTTGGATAGGTACTAATAGTTTTTCTTGATTTAACATCAATTAATTGATTAAGGAAATCTTGACCATCAATAATATCTTCCAATGGTTCGCTTAATAAAGCTGTCATATCAACACAGTTATGTGTATCAGCAGTACAACCACTTATTGGTGCTTGTGGGTCTAATATACATGGATTTTCTTGTACGAATTTCCATATATCATTATCAATTGCTTGTGTTGGTGTTATTAATAAATCGATTTCTTTAGTATTGATACTTAAATCTTCATCTACTATTTTATATTTAGTTTCTCTTCTATCTAAATCAAAAGTTCTAGTCACTAGAGTATCATTAGATACCCAAGATTTTTTATTATCTATAACTCTTTTTAAATTAAAATTAGGACAAGAATCAGTTAAATAACCAACTGGCTCTACAGCTTCGCAAATTTTATTTAATTTAACATTATCAACCAATATTGAGAAATTGGCTAATTCATTACTAATTATAACTATTTTTAATTTTTCATTATAAACTTCAGATAATACATCAGGGTCATCTATAACCATTTTAACTTTAATCCAATCTGAATTAAAAGCGTTATCAGTTATATTCTCATTAGGTGTTACATCTTCTACTAGGTTTTGAACCGTTGATTGACAATCACCGAATAATCTCAAACCTGTATTGGTATTATTATCTAAATATATTCCAGCATCTGGAGCATAAAATATTGTTTGTTTAACTATACTAACTAAATTATTTGGTATTGGTAATGTAGGGTCCACAACCATTTTTTCAAGACTTAAATCTAGTGTTAAATTTTCTATAATGTCTTTAAGACTAAATTCTAATTCAGTGCAAGTAAATTTTAATAGAAAGTCTAATTCAACTTCTAAAGTACAATTGGTATCTTCTACATTATCTACTTGGAATAGAGCGCCATTATCTTCAACTGGGTTTAATATTATTTTATATACATTACCATCATCACAAGATGTTGACCAATAACATTTAGCGTCCATTGGGTCGAATGAATATCCATTATTTATACAACACTCACTACTTAATTTAGTTGAAGTTTCTACACCATCTACCTCCAATACGCCCACAACTGTACCGTCAACATTTATGTTGATATTTAAAATATCGTTACCGTTTATATCTTTACAGTTTGTAACTTCCATTATTATTATTTATTATAAATATTCTTATTTTTAATTTTACACATAGTTTTATTAACAATCTTGTTGGCTACTACCATTTAACACCCATCCAACTGGGCTAAAATCTGTTGATTGGAATGCGACTTTACCTTCAAGTCCTACACCTCCACTACCTGAGACGAAATAGACATCATTATTTGTTATTTGGAATGAACTTTTAACTCTGAAAATTGGTAGGCTTTGGTTACATGGTGATAACATAAAATAATAAAACGCACCATCAAAATTAGTTGTAGTATTTCCACCAGTTCCACCAAGGTCATCAGTTACACAACCAAAACTTACGCTAAATGTTACTATATCTGACCAAGCACTTGTATCTCCAATATTATTGGTTACATTAACTCTTAATTCATAGTTACCAATTATAGTAATATCTTCTGTTTGTGGATGAGTTAACGTAATTGGAAATGTAATCCAATTAGACGCACCAACAAGTCTATATTGTCCAACTATACTATCTATTTGAGTTCCAGCTGGAGTTGCTTTTATTAAATTTATTCTTATTCTACACATATTTTTTTATTAATTATTAACAAGTACCATCTAGTTGTGGGGCATTACCAGTATATGAAATTATACTTCTAGCACAAAAATCTGTTTGGTCGAAACCACTAGAGGCTGGACCATCATACCTATCTTCTTGTTGGTCTCCATTACAATCTATAAATAGAACTTCACCAGAATTAATACCACCGAATAAATAATGATTACATTCAGGTGAAAATTCTGTTTCTTCACAACAATTTGACGCTAATGTTATTTGAACTATTGGTGGGTTTTGAGCATTATAACATGTGAATCCACCTGTTACTTCAGTATAACTTAACCCATTAACTTCACAACATTCTAATGTTGGTACAACAGTTACTACTTCATTTAGACTTATATTTATGAAATCAGCAGGGCCAAACGCTGGTGATGGTTCTATTAAAGTATACCCATCACAAATAGGAGTTGGAATTTCAATACAATGAATTTCACCATTAATAATTTCTTCAGTTAAACCATGATTATAACAGCATTGAACATTAGGGACTACATTAAGTTCAAGATTATCAAATATGAATAATTTATATCCGTTACTATCAAATCCTGATTTAGGTAAATAATTATCACAATCTTCCGGGTCAAGGATTGTTCTCCATCTACAAACATAATAACCATCTTCACCAATTTCTGGAGTAAAAGATAACGCCTCACAACATTCAGGATGAACGTTTAGATTAATTGACCCATCAGAGTACTCGGCTAGGATTAAACCGTCACTGGTTTGCTGTGTGAAACTCGTAGGGCAATCTACAATGTCAATAACTCCTCTAGTTATTTTTATTTCTAGAATACTATCACAATCTTCCGATAACTCGTCAATATTGTCAATAATATCACTACTAATTCCAAAGCATTGAGAAATATCCATTCCATTTTCATCAGTTACAGATACGGAGTTAGGTATACTAACAGTATATCCAGATTTAATAAATTGGTCGTTACCTAATGTTAAGGATGTGTTTGTATTTCCACTTATATCCATTATTATTTTATTTTATTATTTATCATAATTATTATGGGTTACATAGACCCAAAGGTCCGCTAGTGAATATAGAGCCGGTTACACTAATTATTTGTAATGCACAAAATACAGCAGTACTTCCAGGCACGCCTGGAGCAACGATAAGTGAGTCAAAATCTCCTGAACAATTAGTATAAAATACTGTACCACCATTCGCTGGATTTGAGTGGGTGACAAGGTATTCTTCACAAGCGTCTTCTGAAGGTATAGGTAATAGTTCACAACTAGCAGTTGTTAATAAACTATTTGCTGACTCATTACCAGCTGCGTCAACAGCTTTTACAGTATAACAATATTCGTCACCAAAAAGAACCGCATTGTCTTGGTATGATGGAGTTGTTCCTCCGTTATCTATTGTGTCACCAGTTATAGAGCCATTAGTATATCGTGTTAGGGTATAATTTGTAACACCTACATTATCTATAGATGCATTCCAAGTAATCGTGATTGATTCAGTATCAGCTGAGATTTGAGTCGCAATTACGTTTGTAGGTACTGTTGGTGCTTCAGTATCCCCAGCGTTTACACTTACCTTTCTACTTGCAGTTGATGTACATCCAATTAAATCTGTAACGTTTAATGTTAAACCACCAGAAGCGTTTATTTCAACAGAAGAATTGGTATTTGAACCAACTATTGAACCTGTGTTCGAAAGCCACTCATACGTATACGATGGTGTACCTCCAGTAACTGTTGATGTTATTGTTATTGTAGGGTCTGGTATATTAGTTGTTTGTTGGTCTATACTCGCAAATGGAGTTGTTTGACCTGAAACCGTATGTGTTGTTGTATCATTACATCCTGAATTTAAACTACTAGTTACCGTTAATTGATATTCGCCTAGGGCTACAACGTCTAATGTACTACCAGTTGTACTACCAGTTGCACTCCCGCTTATAACTGACCATTCGTACTCCAAATTATCACCTATTGATGAGGTACCATCTAAAACTACTGTTGTCGCTGTACAACCTAAAGTATTTAATCCAGTTATAACTGAAATTGGTTGGTCATCTAATAAAGTACCACTAATTATTATTGTATCTTCAGCCACTAAGTTTGTTATATCTTCAGTAACTGTAATTTTATATTCACCACTAGAGTTTATGGTTAGAGTATCTGTAAAACCTAATGGTCCATATCCTACTTTCTCCCATTCATATTGTAAGTTATTAGTATCACCAGTTACGGTTGTAGTTAAGTCTATACTTTGTGTTGAGCAATTTAGTATAGTATCACCTGATAGTATCATAACACTTAAATTATTGATAGAAACTATACTTATTGTACTACCAGTACACCCAGTATCATTATCAGTACCAATAACTGAATAAGTTCCTCCAGTAACCGTTATAGTGTCACCAGTTTCCCCTCCAGGACTCCATAAATATGTATCTGCGCCTGTTGCTGTTAATAGTACGTCTTCGGTTTCACTTATCTCTGGATTATCCGGGGTTATTACTATAGTTGGAGGTGTTATAAACGTTGAGATTAAATGACTTTCTGTGTCAGTATTACCATATGTACCATCAGTTACAGTTAAAGTGTATGTACCTATAGATGTAGTTGTGATAGTTGATGCTGTTGATGACAAAGTGGTGCCTGTGACACCTGAAATAGCGCCATCGATAGTTGACCATAGATATGTTATATTACCATCTACAATCCCATCAGAATCAATTGACATTTCGCCATTTAAAATTACTCCCATTTTATTATCTTATTTATTCACAATTAATACCATCATCACCATCTATATTAGCGGTTGGATTTAAACTTTCATCAGGACATACAAAACTTGTACTTATAGATACGTCAACCCTTACAATTGAATCTAATAAGTCACTCTCACAACTTGAAAAATCCTCAACCCAAGCATATTCACTACCTATCGTTGTTCCAGTTGCTCCAGATATAGATATTACATCTAAACCATCAATATACTCTTGCTCGGTCGGTACTGTATCACCACTTCCATTGAAGAATATTTCATCACTGATTAATATACCACCTAAATAACATTTAATAGTCCAATCAGAAGATATTGTACAATCATCTTCACTTACTGTATTCACGTTAATAAAGTTATCAATATTTTGTCTAATTAACGCATCAAATTCAGTTTGAACATCTGTTGTTACACTAGCAACTATATTACCCTCACAACATTCATCAAAAGTACCATTATTGTAATTTGTGAATAAATTTAAGAACTCATAAGGTTTGTGAGGTTCTAATTCATCTAAACCTACAAAGTTAGGTACTAAACATCCTTCAAATTGGTCAATATAGGCTTGTCCACCATCATATGGTCCAATATGTGGATTATTACCGTATAGTACGTCAACATCTGGATTTGGACCACCAGTTGTTCTGTACCATAAACCTGCTTTTTGATAGTACATGTCTTGATTATTAGGACTAATCTTAGGATAACCATCTTTAGTTATTGGTAACTCACTAATGTCATCTGTCTCATTGAAAAATAACATCATTTCTTTTAGTAAATCTACATCTATTTTGTTTTCAGCAACATACACATACTCATTGAAGGTTACTAACCCATCCGGCGTACCTATGAATTTAAATAAGAACTCTATGGCTTTTCTAGTGCCTTTAGATTTCCAAATCCAAGGTGTATTTAAAATTATTCTTCTCCATAGTTCAAGTTCGGCTTCTGCTGTGGTTAAACCTACAGATTGACCATCAAAAGTACTATCACTTGGTGTTAAAAAGTTTTCAACTAAATTAATATCTGTAATTGATGTTGTTAAATCCCAACCCATAATTCTAGCCATATTTTTTAAGACTAAATCTGGGGTATTATTCTTTTTATCGTATGTTACCGAGTTTGCATATGCAATTCCTTTAATAAATTGTCTAATTTCGTCAAATTCCCTACCGTATATCTTTAGTGCAGCAGTCATCTTTTGACCATTAGAATCTACAAGTGTACCGTTTATATCTGGAATAGTATCGAACTCAGATATTGATTTTGACACTAAAAATCTAGTCATTAAATCACTTTTAGTGCTATCATTAGCCTCTGCAATATAAATCAGGTCGTTAACGTATTCAGTATATTCGATAGTATTAAAATCGATATTATACCCATCAGTAGTTGGCCAAGTAGTATCTTGGATTGATTCTATTAAAGCTCCTGTTTGGGCTTCACTGTAAACTATGAAACTTGAAGTATATTGAGGGATTATACTTCTATTTAATAGATTATTCTCAAAATTATTAAGTGATTTGAAGAATTCTTCGAATTTTAATGAATTAGGTTTGACATGGTAATCTATATTTTCATCTGGAAAGATTGGAAATGGATTACCTTCAACTTCAAATGACATTAGCGCATCCGTAGTACCAGAAGCTCCAACGAAATTAGTAACTGCAAAATCACCATAAATATTAGATATTACATAATTTATGTAATTTGTAGTAAGGTTTCTATCATTATTGGTTTCATTATATGTGTCGATTATTGTTCCGTTGAGTAAATAATTGATATCAAATGAATTAGTTATACGATTAGCATTGACGTTAAATGTAGATTTATTAGTTGTAGAATTAAAAATATAATTCTCTACAGTATCGCCAGTTATACTAGGGTCTAAAGTACTATAACCTTCAACAGATAATGATGCAGGCCAATTGATTATGATATTTTCCAATGATACTCTAATATATTCTTTTAATGAACCGAAAAATGCAAAATTAGTAACATCACTTGTATCAAGATTTAATTTTATTTTTTTATTAATAAAAAATAACTCTTCTATATCAGAATTACCTGACATATCATCTAACGACTTAAAGTTACTAAACTTGTTGGTTACAAATCTTTTATCAATTTTAGCGTCTAAATTTGTTGTAATATTAAAGTTACCGCTAGTAAAAATAGAAGTACCTATGTCACTAGTGCTTTGATTCCCCACCAAATCAGGTGAGAAATTTCTATACTCTATACCATCGTTAAAGAATACTTTTTTGGCATAGCCTACTACTTTTACTTTATTACCCATTATACTTCAGTTAAATCGTCAAATTCTTTGCTAAAATCTACATTATCTTTAGGTTCCCTAACCTCAACTAGTGGTTTACCTGTAAACTCATCTTTAATCTCAAATAAGTTATATTGTTTATATATATCCTTATTATTATTATAAATGGTATAAGTACCATCTTCAACTGTTTTAGTTTGTGGACCATATAGAGCGTAAGATAATGTCTCAATGTCGTGCTCAACCATTTCAATTTCAACCATTATAGGGTTAAAGAATGTATTGGTAATAATTACATCTTGATTTGGTTCTCCGATAAATGGTTCAACATTAGGTTTTACGTTGGTTGATGAACTTGGTGTAACTGTTGCGAATACTAAAGTTGAGTTATCAGTAAAATTATACCTAATTGCTTTTTGGCTTGTATTTGTTAAATTTTCATTAACTGGTTCAGCCTTATTATTAGATGTTATAATTCTAAAGAAATTTCTAACCTTAACGTCATTATCTGTATTACTATTACTCA